AAGATTTGCTTCGATCACTGATATGCAGATGGGAGACATGGGCAGTCAAGAAATGCCAGTAGGAACTACGGTAGCTATGCTAGAACGTGGAACTAAAGTAATGTCGGCTATCCATAAACGCCTGCATTTTGCACAAAAGAAAGAATTCAGACTGTTAGGAAAAATTTACGGAAAATATTTACCAGAACAGTATCCTTACGCAATGCCAGGAGGAAAAGGGTATGTGATGGCACAAGACTTTGATGAAAGAGTCGATGTACTTCCTGTTAGTGACCCGAATATATTTTCAATGGCGCAACGTGTTTTGATTGCACAGCAAATGCTACAAATGGCACAAGCAGCACCAGAGATACATAATTTACCAGAAGCTTACCGTAGAATGTACGATGCGTTAGAAATTAAAAACGTAGAGTCGCTTTTCCAACAACAACAAGAAGTTCCTCCAAGAGATCCGATATCAGAAGAACAAGCAGCAATGTTGGGACAACCGATACAGGCTTTTGAGTGGCAAGACCATGAAGCATATATTGCAAATCACAGCGCATTTATACAAAATCCCGTGGTTCAACAACAACCACAGGTAGCACAAATGATAAGTGCTAATATACAAGAACATCAGGCAATGCTCTATAAACAGCAGGTGGAGCAGGCGATGGGACAACCGTTGCCACCGTTAGAGCAAATTACTCCTGAGATAATGAATCAAATTGCTCAATCTGCTGCCCAAGCGACAGCCGAAGTGACAGGAAAAGCGAAAGCAGTACAAGAAGCCGTAGAGCTTCAACGTATAGACCCAGTCATAGAGGTTCAACGTGAAGAGATTGCCCAACGTGCACAAAAAGATGCAACGCAGGCACAACTTGATGCAGAGAAAATAATATCTAACGAGGCGATCGCCGAAATGAAAATTGCGGCAGATCGAGAAAAAACACTAATACAGGCTCAACAAGAAGCTGAACGTACTTTTGCTGATAATTTAAAACAAATACGGGAAGCTGACACTAAAAGCCGAGGAGAATAAGATGCCAAGTAAAATGGGATATCCAGGGATTCAAAAGAACCCTATAAAATCAGTAGACGGTACTAAAATTAAAAAGATAACTAGAAAAGCTAAAGGTGGCGGAGCAGCCAAGAAAGGCTTGAAGTTTGTCGAATACGGGAGAACGTAATGCCAGGAATGAAAAAACAATTTTCACCTATCGCCAAAAAAATGAATATGGGTGGTATGGTAAAAGGTTATAACTTAGGTGGACCTGTCACTGAAGATGCCAGAGCTAAAATGATGCAAGGTGTCGACGGTCAAGTCAGAGGCTACATGCACGGTGGGAAAGTCAAAAAGAAATAATGGCTAAACGAGGACTATACGCAAATATTCACGCAAAACGTGAACGCATAAAAGCAGGATCTGGAGAAAAGATGAGGTCTCCTGGAGATAAAGGAGCACCTTCAGCTAAAGATTTTAAAGATTCTGCTAAGACTGCTAAAATGAATAAAGGCGGAAGAGTTTCCAATAAGATAAAGAAATTGAAAGGTGAGGGCTACCCACAAAAACAAGCAGTGGCTATCGCAATCAATATGGCTGGCGGAAAAACTAAACGTATGAATGAAGGTGGACCAGTAAAATCTGGTATTGCTAGAGCATGCGGAAAAGTGATGGATGACCGTCGTAAAACAACTAAATATTACTAGGAGAAAAAGATGCCAGGAATGACAGCTAGAAGAGATCTATATAGGGGAGACCCCGACAAATTTATCCGTCCAGGGGATAAAGCTATATATGACGGCAAATCTAAAAAGAAAGGAAAGAAGTAATTGGATTGGTTAGAAACAACTGAGTTTCTACTCAAACAATACCGTAAGCGTAAAACTGAATTATCAGAAATGCTTGCAGCTGGTGGTGCTGCCGATTACGAGCAGTATCAAAGAATCGTAGGTGAAATATCAGGTCTAGATTTTGCCGAACGAGAAATATTAGACCTGCATAAAAGGATGAGAATAGAAGATGAAGACATTATCTAGTTTTGGATCAGATACCGAGAAATCAAAAACAGTACCCGATTTTGTAGACAATTTTAGCACAGAAGAAGTAGAGGATAAAACCGATGCTTTTACTGTAGAGAGACTTCAAGAAGATGTTTCTTTACAAGAAAAACTTCCTGTACCTACTGGGTATAGGATTTTAATATTACCTTTTGTTCCTGGCAAAGTTACAAGAGGAGGAATTCATTTGGCTAAGCAGACCCTAGATAAAGAACGACTGGGAACAGTAGTTGGTTATGTAGCAAAACTTGGTCCAGATGCGTACAAAGATGGTAATAAATTTCCAGAAGGACCATGGTGTCAAGAAGGAGATTGGATCATTTTTGGCAGGTATGCAGGTGCCCGCATTCAAATTGAAGGTGGAGATTTGCGTTTATTAAACGACGATGAAATTTTAGCAGTAATCAATGACCCTGAAGATATTTTAGCAGGATGATTTACTTTTATAAAATTTCACGCTATCATCGAGGACTATGAACATGGCAGAAACCATGCAAGGCGTTGCAGAAAACGTAGAAATAGAAGAAGTTGAAATAGAACTTCCTTCAGAAGATGAAGGAAAAGAAGAAGAAACTTCAGTAGAAACTGTTCAAGAAACAGTAGCAGTAGAAGAACCGATTTCTGAAGAGCACGATCAGGAAGTTGCAGAATACAGTGACTCTGTTAAAAAACGTATAGACAAGCTAACGTATAAAATGCGTGAAGCTGAAAGACGTGAGCAAGCAGCACTTAAATTTGCGCAAAGTGTAAAACAAGAACTAGACACAACAAAAACAAAATTAAACAAAACAGACAAAAATTTATTTAGCGAATATAACTCAAGAGTAGATGCAAATTTAGAAGCAGCAAAAGCACGGTTAAAACAAGCACATGAAGAACATGACACAGATGGACTAATTGATGCTCAAGAAAACCTAGCTAAACTATCTGTAGAATCAGAAAGTTTAAACAGGCTGCAGAAAGAAAGAGAAGAAACTCAAATTGAAGAAGAAGCTCGACAACTTCAAAAACCACCACAACAAACTGCCCCTCCTGCTCCAGACCCAAAAGCAGAAGCGTGGGCACAACGTAATTCGTGGTTTGGGGATGACGTAGCCATGACTTCTTCAGCTTTCGCTTTTCATAGGCAAATAGTAGAAGAACAAGGAGTTGACCCAACTTCAGACGCTTATTACAACGCTTTAGATAATCGAATAAAAGAAGCATTCCCCCATAAGTTTGAACAAGCCCAACAACCTGTTCAAGCAGTAGCTGGTGGTAGCGTTGGTGCAACCACTTTAAATAAACCCAGAAAAGTAAAACTCACAAACAGCCAAGTCGCAATAGCGAAGAAGCTGGGTGTGCCACTTGAAGAATATGCTAAGCATGTTCAATAACGGAGTATAAAATGACAGAAGAAATAAAAACAGAAGTCAACCCTGATCGTAACTCACGATCTGCAGAGTCACGAGACACTCAAACTCGCAGAAAACCTTGGCAACCGCCTTCCAGTTTAGACGCCCCAAAGGCACCTCCTGGATATAAATATCGATGGATACGTGAAAGTATTCTCAACCAAGAAGACCGATCAAATATGTCAAAACGTATTCGTGAAGGATTCGAACCAGTAAGAGCATCAGATCACCCTGATTTTGAAGCTCCTACAGTTGAGGATGGAAGACACGCTGGAGTTATTGGAGTAGGTGGATTAATTTTAGCCAAAATTCCCGAGGAAACAGTCGCAGAAAGAGAAGCTCATTACAGAGGTGTAAATGAAGCTACTATGGAAGCGGTTGATTCTCAACTAATGAGAGAAAGCAATCCTTTAATGCCTATAGACAAACCTCAACGATCTAGTCGTACGACGTTTGGAAGTAAGGAAAATAAGAACGCTTAATCTTGAATAATAACACTTAATATATAAGGTGAAATAAAATGGCAAATACAAACGATCCTGACGGATTTACGCCTGCTTATCACATGTATGGTGGTACTATTCGTCCTGCAAGACTGAGAATTGCTAGTGCAACAAACGCATCTATCTTTAGTGGTGATGTTGTTAATTTATCTAGTGGTTATGTGATCCAAGGGACGGCAACTGGTACTCCATGTGGTGTATTTTATGGCGTGTATTACACAGCAACAGACGGTAGCCCGACTTTTTCAAAAGTTTGGACTGCTGATGTAGCAACTTTAGGTGGAGCTGATGCCGAAGCTCTTGTTTATACTGATCCAGGAATTGTCTATGAGGCACAATTTACAGCGGGAACTCCCACTGTAGGTTTCATAGGGAGTAAGTACACACTAAGCACAACAGCTGGTGATACTAATTCTGGTCGTTCAAAAGAAGGTGTCACAGCAACAACTTCGTCTGGAATTGCGTTACATGTAGGTTATAAATTAACCCCCAGTAACTCGATTGCAGCGTATGCTCGTGGCTTTTTCACTTTCCCAACTAGCGTATTCGCAGTTTAATTAGGAGTAATATAAAATGGCTATTAACAGAGCACAACTTGTAAAAGAGTTAGTTCCAGGTCTAAATGCTCTTTTTGGACTGGAGTATGACCAATATCCAGATGAGCATGCAGAAATTTTCGATACCGAGTCTTCGGACAGGGCTTTCGAGGAAGAAGTAATGCTTTCAGGATTTGGGGAAGCACCAGTTAAAGGAGAAGGCGCAGCAGTAGTGTACGATTATGCCCAAGAAACATTCACGGCAAGATATACACACGAAACTATTGCACTCGCATTTTCTTTAACAGAAGAAGCAATGGAAGACAACCTTTATGATTCGCTGTCAGCACGATATACTCGTGCATTGGCACGTTCTATGCATCAAACCAAGCAAGTAAAAGCTGCGAACGTTTTAAATAACGGATTCACAGCTGGCGCAAGTGCAGGTGGTGACGGTAAAGCCTTAATGGCAACTGATCACCCAACACTAACTGCTGGTGATCTATCGAACGAACCAAGCACAGCAGCAGACCTTAATGAAACTTCATTAGAACAGTCAATGATTGATATTGCAGCGTTCAAAGATGAAAGAGCTCTTAAGGTAAATGCACAGGCTAAGAAATTAATAATTCCGCCTGCTTTGCAATTTATAGCGGATCGTCTATTAAATACTCCAGGTAGAGTGAGTACAGCAGACAATGATATTAACGCTCTTCGCAACATGGGAATGGTCTCAGGCGGATATTCAGTTAATCATTATCTGACTGACTCAGATGCTTGGTTCTTAACAACTGATGTTCCGAACGGTCTTAAACACTTTGTTCGTACCCCTGTTTCTAGTGGTATGGAAGGTGATTTTGAAAGTGGGAATGTTCGTTATAAAGCACGTGAACGTTACAGCTTCGGCTTTAGCGACTGGCGTGGTATTTACGGTTCCCCAGGAGCGTAGATAAAATTTGGGGAGGAGTTTACTTCTCCCCTTTTTTTATATAGAATCGAACAAAGAACTAGGGTATTTTAATTTTAATCTATCGACTGACCTAGCAGACAAGCCAAGACGATAGATTTATTAAGGAGACTTAATATGGCTAAATCAACTTTTTCAGGTCCAGTCCGATCATTGGCTGGATTTATTTCAGCAGGTAGTTCAGTAGTCGTTAGTTTAACAGCTGACACTACATTAACAGTTGCTTCTCATGCAGGTAAGATACTTACTTGTAATGACGCAGACGGTAAATTTACTTTACCTTCAATTGTGACAACAAGTCCTACTGATTCAACTGACCCTAACCAACTTAATAATTTAGGAGCAAGTTTCTTCTTTGTAGTAGAAACTGCAGCTACAGATATGGACATCTTAACAGATGGCACAGATAAGTTTGTTGGTGGTTTATATACTGGAGTTACTAATGCAACAGGTAAAACTTTTATCTCAGGTGCATCTAACGATGTTATTACTATGAACGGAACCACTAAAGGTGGTCTCGTAGGTAGTATTGTACAAGTTACTGCGATGGCTTCTGCTAAATATGCAGTTCAAGGAATCACACTAGGTTCAGGAACTTTAGTTACACCATTTGCTGACGCTTAATAGGAGGTAAACTATGGCTAATACAGTCACAGGTCCAACTAATCAATTTGATGGTGATAAAAAACTTATTGTGTACGCATCTGTCCTTTCAGACGGAAGTGCGAGCAGTACTACATTAGTAGACGTTTCTGCTCTTAACACAAATCCAGAAGGAGAATCTTGTGCTCACGTATCTTTAAATAAGGTATGGTACAGCGTAGGTGGGGGAACGGATGCCCCAGCTTCTTTGGATTGGGATGCAACTACAGATGTAACTTTTTTAACATTAGCTTATGATAACGCTTTTGATTTTAGTGAAATCGGTGGTCTTAAAAACACTGCTGCTTCAGGATACTCAGGAGATGTACTTTTAGTTGTGCCGTCTACCTCAGACGCAGGTAATGAATACACAGTTTGGGCTGAGTTTTTAAAATATTACGAAGCACCAGGATCTTAACAAATGGCTACATCAGGAACTAAAACATTTAGTCTTGATACTGCAGCTGTCATGGAAGAGGCGTATGAGTTGGCAGGGTTGGAATTGCGTACAGGATATGACGCAGTAACAGCCCGTCGCTCATTAAACATCATGTTTAGCGACTGGGCTAACAGAGGTGTTAATGTTTGGACTATAACACAAGTTAATTTATCTATGGTAGAAGGTCAAAACAACTACACCTTAAACAGTTATGACATAGATATAATTGATGCAGTTATCAGAAGAACTATCGGAACAACCGTCACAGACTTTCAATTAAGTAGTATCGGCAGAGATGAGTATTTAAACATCCCTACTAAAGCAACAAAAGCTAGACCAACAGAGTATTTCTTAGACAGACAAGCAACACCTGTTTTATATGTTTGGCCAGCACCAGAAAATTCAACAGATGTTTTTGTTTCTAACAGAATACAAAGAATAGATGATGTAAATAAATCTGTTGAAGACCCTGATGTACCTAGTAGATTTATTGCTCCCATGGTTTCAGGATTAGCTTTTTATATAGCTCTTAAAAAGAATCCTGAAAGGATACAGATATTAAAACCACTTTATGAAGAAGATTTTGCTAGAGCAGTAGCTGGAGATCAAGGTAGAAACAGTTTACATTTAGTACCTAGGAGAAGTTATTAATGGCTTATGCTAAAGGTACATATGCTCAGGGGATATGCGATACATGTGGATGGGCTTACCCTTATTTGGATTTAAGAAAACAATGGAACGATTTAAAAGTTTGCCCAGAATGTTATGATCCTAAAGCTCCCCAATTAGACCCAGTTCCGAGAGTTTTAGACGCTGAAACACTTTGGAATCCTAGACCTAATGTTGATGAAGAGGTTGGGCTGGGAACAATAATAACATACGGTCCATATACTTCAACACAAGTTGGACCATACAACACAATACCAGAAGTTATTGGAACAATGTTTCCGAATATAGTTGTTGGAGATCCTTTTAAAATGACAGGGGAATTAGGAACATTAACGGTGACAACAGCATGAACTGGACATACACTACATTAAAATCAGCTATTCAAGACTATGTTGAAAGTGCTGATTCAACTTTTGTCAGTAATTTACCTATTTTTATACAAGAAGCTGAACAAAGAATTCTACAAAATGTACAAATACCTGTTTTTAGAAAAAACGTAACAGGCACAGCATCAAGTGGAAATACATACCTAGCAATGCCAACAGATTTTTTAACTCCCCTTAGTTTAGCATTAATAGACAGTGACAGTAATTATAATTATTTATTATTAAAAGATGTTTCTTATATAAGAGACTACACCCCAGCAACTGCAACAACAGGTGATCCTCTGTACTATGCTCTTTTTGATGAGGACACTTTTATATTAGCACCAGCCCCGAATGCCAATTATACTTTTGAATTACATTATGTTTATAACCCTCAATCAATAACAGCTTCTTCAGACGGAACAAGTTGGCTTGGAAGTAACGCAAGTGACACATTATTTTACGGGGCTTTAGCAGAAGCTGCGATATTTTTAAAACTAGACCCTAATGAAACTCAAATGTTTGAAGGTCGTTTTGCCAGTGGTTTATCTAGTTTAAAAAACAGAGTAGAAGTTCTAGGAAGCAAAGACGAATACAGGTACGGAGATATCTACTAATGATAGAAGCATTAG